GCTTAGCCAATACTCGCATAGTCGTAAACTTGTTATCTTGAGTAATTTGTGGAATGTGAATGTTATGAACTGAGTATCCTAGATCCCTTAATGCACCAACAGCAGTATCGAGTCGATTTCTGGTAATACCAAGTTGATGTTCAACACCTTTACCAGTATCAATCATCCCTTTTTCTTCAACTTGCTTTTTAAGCATATTAGCTGTAGTTTGAACGGCACTAGCTTTATCGGCTGCACCAGGAGCACGAAGTGCACGAACTGAAGATTCATTAAGGCCCATACGTCGACCAATTTCCGTATTCGAATAACCAGCATCGGCCATACGATTAACCTGTGTTATTTTTGCCAAACGCTGTTCTTCCGTAGCATTTGACATCTTATAACGAAGTTCAGTTGTTGAACTTAATCCAGCAGCTTTCGCAACCTCTGGCTCCGACATTCCCTCTTTCTTAAGCTTATTAACGAAATCAAGAAAATCTCTATTGTTCTTATCGCCCCATTCTTGATCGCCACCAGATCCCCATGGATAACGACCAGAATGTCGAGGAGTGCCGTAATGCGCAAAATGTGTTTCGTCATAAATGACCATCACGATTCCTCCTCTAATTTTCGATGGGCCAAAATCTTATCAAATTCTTGAATTCGTTCCATAATGAATGCAATATCTTCTGGATCTGCGTCATAAACAACAACTTCATTATCTTGATAAATGCGCAGCTCAATTTTGATCTCGAATGGATTTTTGTCATATTCAAGACAAAAGAGCGCAGCATAAACTTCAAGTTGATGAACTGAACCAGGATATACGCCAGTTTTTAAATCATGAATTCGAAGGGTGTTGTATCGAAACGCAATCGAATCAGCGGTTCCAAAACAATTCTCTGAATAGAAGAGAATCTGTTCGGTATTCATTTTGTACTTAATTGCATCATTAATATACAAACCGATAGTTCCTACCAGCTGTGAAACTCGGCCTGCTTGGATTTCCCTTTGCGCATAGTCATGTTGCATCGTACCATATGCCATGGCTTGCGATGACGTCCAGCGTTCAAGTAATCGATCCGGAGTGTAATTAATCCAATGGTAACTGCTAGGACTGAGAAATGCGTGCTCGCCTTGGAGATTTAAATGCTTGTTGAAGCGCATTCAGAACTTCCTCTTCATTTTCAGGGAAGATAAATGCAGCAAACGACATTTCATCTAGTTTTTGAATAAAATGAACTTGATTGGGGTGGGCATAAAATTCTTCAGCCGGTTTAACTTCTAATCCAGCCCAATAATCCTCCCAAAGAACAATAAGATCTGGAATGCCTTGCTGATATGATGCATCGTTCTTTAAAACAATGCAACCTGGGAATAGTTTTTTAAGTTTCTTAATAAGTTTTGCTTGGTACTGATTCTCCATCATTAGTAGACACCCATGAGAGGCAGGTTGGTAAACGTCGTCAGCTGCGCTTGCGTGTAGTTCTTAAAGATTGCAGCCTCAGTCTGCGTCGTAGTAACAACGCCGCCACTACGGAAATGCAGACCAGAACCCATGCCCAGGTTTGCAGCCATACCCGGACGACCACGTGCAGTCGGTGCAGTACCCGAAAAGTTGCTGTGCATTCCAACCAAGTATACGATTCCCGGCTGAAGCGTGATATTTCCGCCAGCAGTGCCATTCCATAAGCTAAAATGATAGCCTGCAGCGTTAAAGAACGAGCCCTGACTAGTCGTGTTCCGCAGCAGTGTGACCGATCCATCGGCGTTGTACTGCCATAGTCCCATACCAGCATAAGCAATCTGAGCCTGACCTACATCAATCCAATTCCAACCACCAACACAAACACAAGTATGCGGAACGACAATACAACCCATCGTGAGTCGCTGTGCACTCAGAGGATGTATCGCAGCATTATCTATTTGTGTTGGGTCGAGTGTCGAAGCCAGAGGTATGTTCGTCGCGCCTAAATTTCTCAGCGCCTCGTAAACGGCGAAATCCGTACCAAGTTGCAAAAGTTGTTGATACGCCGAACCGTTCCAAACTTCGGGATTACCATACGTATCATTGAAATGCAGTTCGCCTATGGAGGGACTAGCCGGACGTCCTCCGGTTGTAAACCGAGACAAGATTACCGATGGATCACAAAACCCAGAAACCTGAACTGGACTACGAGGAGCATACCCATCTTTATCCTTGGCTCGAATTTCAAGATAATATTGGGTACTCGGATTGATCGCGATATTGGACAAAGTTGGATCTGTGCGAATAAGATATTCATTACCTCTAGTCGTGCCACAAAGTGTACTTGAACTTGGAGTGAATCCGGCGGTACGACTCATATGCACTTCGTATGTAACTTCATCGGCATTCGATATAGGAACCCATTGAGCCAGAATCCAACCAGGACCGGGTAGAAAACCACAATTTGGAGAAGTCGCAGTCGGAGCAGCACCATCTGTATCAAGCGTGATGATCTTTGCTTCGACATCTTCTGCCAAATGTTGTGTATCGAGAGGACCGATACGAGTATCACCCTTTACCGGATAGCGGAAACCATAACGTGTAGTAACAGCCATTACAGTCTCCCCTCAAGAGCTTTAATTCGAGCTTCTTGATTCTTGACTACTTCAAGAAGGGCTACTGCAAGAAGATCATATCGAAGACCATCTGGCTCATCATCGAACCATACAACAATTTCAGGAAGATGCTCTAAAACTTCCTCTGCAATCAAACCGTATGCATTTACTTCACTATCATCTTTTCTATCATATGCAACCGGTCGAAGTGCTAAAACTTTTTGAGGATCAACCCGATGACTTCGAATATTCTTCTTGTATTTACGAGAAGAAACATTTCGTCCAAATCGGTTACCGTTATCCATCCACACGGCAAAGAAACCACCACCGGAGACAGAACGAGAGTAAGTATTGTTACTCGGACCTCGAGTGTAGTTGCTGATGTTAACGCCTTCATCAGCAGCATTACACTTGTTGCCCATTTTCGTATCGATCTCACCCTGAGTGTAATAACGACTATCGTGATCGTGTGATGATGGCGGAAATGTCGATGGCTTACCAGTAATCGATCCCCACGTATGCGTATGACCTAGCAAAGAATAACTAAGATCGGCAAATCCTTTACTCAGTGCATGAGCAGCTGCAGCAGGATCGGGAATCGAAAGATAACCCGTCATCGTATCGCCCGATTTGTGAACGAGCGTTGATACGTCAACAGCTGGACCAGTTGGACCGGCTGGGCCCGGAGGACCAGTAACATTACCAGCATCAGTCCATTTTGTAAGGCTGTTATTCGGGTTAGGACCATTGTAAACCCACAAATGACCCGTATCCGTCGTGATATACCCAGTACCTACTGTTGGAGAAAGTGATGTAAGGTTACTTGATGACGGAACGTTACCAGCAATAGAAACTGACTGACCAGGTAGACCTTGAGGTCCAGTAGGTCCTGCAGGACCTGTTGCACCAATTGGTCCTGGTGGTCCTCCTGGATCGCCGGTATCACCTTTTGGACCAGTAGCTCCAGTCGCTCCAGTTGGGCCAGTAGATCCTGTAGGTCCTGCTGGTCCTGTGAGGCCTGTTGGTCCAATAGCACCTGTATCTCCGGTTGCACCCTTATCTCCCTGATCGCCCTTAACTCCTTGAGGTCCAGTAGCACCAGCTGGACCGATAGCACCAGTAGCTCCCGTTTCTCCTGTAGCACCGTTAATGCTAGTAAGAACGATATTAGGCGCAAGCACACCAGTGGAAAGGTTTATTGCAGCTCCAGAATTCTGATAAGCTTTGACCTGAACAACATCGCCTACGGTGAAATATACGAGATCAGACAGAATAGCCGTGAGTTGTGGTGAACCACCTTCAATAACAAACGTCCAAGCTCCTGCAGCCATCTTCGCTACATTGTTGTAGTAAAGCGCTGCCGCTACAACCTCAGACAGCCATTCATAATCAAGACCCTCAACGTGATATGATATCTGTGCATTTACATTATACCAACCAGTTGCGGGAATAACCACCGTATTTCCTGAATGCATAGTATCGGGATCACGTTCAATGGTAGGAAACGCAACCTGTGTCCATGTACTATCAGGAATGCTTTGTCCTGTTGTAGGACTGCCTGAAATTCTACAGCCCCAGACCTTAGTAGCACCGCCAGGTGGGC